ATCTTTCTTACCCTACTCAGACCACACGTACCAACAGGCACCGTATGAACCTGTGGACAAAAAGACGTACAACCAGTTAGTTAAGGACTTTCCAAAGGAAATATCGTGGGATATAGAAGAGGCCAGCGATATGACTGAGGGGTCACAACAACTGGCCTGCACAGGGAACAACTGTGAACTATGACATAAAGAATATGGAGTAGCCCTCTGACTTACCTGCGTCCTCTGGCTTGTCTTTCGGGTCATGGGGCGTAGGTATTCCCTGCGCTTGCATCTTCTTGATACGATCCTTTGACTTCTGGCACATAGTGTGGTAGTCAATGGATGTGTAGCTTACTGTGTGCTTATCGTCTTTCATTGTTGTCCTCCTGTTAACCACTTCATTCGTTTTCTTCCTGCTCTAGCTCAGACTCAATCTGCTTGAACACAGCGTTGAGATACGTATAAATCTCTTTACTGTCTCGCTGTAGCATACTACGCTTTACTGGGTCTTGTGTTGCCTGAATTGCTTTTTTAATTTCACCAATCATGTCACGCTTAATGTACGACAGTTTAGCTCTAGCTTTTGCAGGACCGGGACGCTTAAGCTGATTCTTGATGAATGCGTACGGCCCTACCACAGCAGTACCGCCCAAAACAAAAATAGCGTTATTGATTTTGGATAGCGCACTGCTACCTGCGTACTCATTTAAACCAAGTTCCGCAATGAATCGACCAAAGCGTGTCTTAGACTCCGTAGCCGCCTTAGTATTCAGAGCACCAATAGTAGGGATAATCTTAGACATCTTATTGAACAGGGTTTCTGCTTCAGGTACTACGTCAAAAACCGTTTGATTAACGCCCTTACGCACTGCCATAGCAGACAGATTACCAATAGTCAACTTGTCTCCTGACAGGTCGTAACCCATACGTTGTGCGCGATCATCAAACATACTCCGGGCTACTCTGAGGCTCTGCAAAGACCTACCTTGCTCATTTAAAATGGCAAGAAACTCTTTGTACAAACCCCCTATATGCTTTTGAGCTTCTTTACTAGACATAAGTTTAGGGTTTGAAGCCACCATTTCATCAAACTGCGCTTTAACATTCGTTATTAAATTTTTATTGATTTCAACTCGATCAATGTTCTTTTCATTTTTAGCTAACAGTTTCATCAAACTGGTTTCTAGCTCATCGTAGTACCGCTGAAATGCGTTGTGATTTGCCTGTAAAGTTTTGTTGCCAGAGACTCCTGTTGACTTAGCTATGTCGATGATCTCAACTTGTTCTGGTGTAGCAATCTGCTCTTGAATACCCCTGATTCCTTTCGGGTCTTCAGTTAGCCTTACCTGTTCAGGAGTTTTTTTGTCGCCCACAAACAAGATGTTGTAAACGTCAGAGTCACCACCTTTCAGTGGCAACGCTTCGTTACGCTGTCCAATCCTTTCTAGTTTTTTAGGCACAACTTTTTGTTTAATAAGCGGCCCTGATCCCGTAGTAAAGCCTAAGTCCATAATAGCGACAAGGTTAGCCGCCTCGTTAGGATAGTTCTGCTGAAACTCTTGCCACGCCTCCATGCCTTCACCAGCAGCAGCCCAAGCCATTTGACCACCCTTTGTCTGCATTAGTGCCTGAAACTGCTCTGCGGCACCTTTTTTGAGGCCTTCAGGTAGCATACCTACGCCTTGCTCTGCACCAAACATAACCATTTCAGACGCAGAGTCAAAGACCATTCTCAGTGGCGTAGTGACTGTCTGTAGGAGAACAGAAGGCAAATTAGTAGACTGCCTGTACTGATCTTTAAGCACTTCAGGATCACTCATAGCAGCAGCAATGCCAGCTACAGTTCCTGCCTGTTGGCTCTGGCTCAACCTCTGCATAGTTTGCGCTTGACGCTCAAGGCCTCTTTGGTAAGGCTCAGAGAAAAACCTGTTCCACAGAGATAATTCTTCTGTTGGTACATCAGAGTTGTGTATATCTACTGCATCAGCCTCAAACGCTCTTTCAAACGCTGACTCATCGTCCATCAAAAGCTCTTTCTTCTGTTCTTCAGACACCAGAGGTTCGCCTTCAGCGGGTACGCCAAAGGCTCTGTCAAATGCTGCCATATCTTCTGCAAGAGACATTACGTTAAGCTCCTACTTTAACAAACTTACCGTTTACCAGTTTGTACACTGTTCCGCTTTTTCCGTTAGGCGCGTAAAACACTGTACCAGTTTCAGGGTCTTTGTGGTATCCTACAGCCTTGTACTCAGGCGCTGACCAATCAATAGCATCAGCGGGAGCAACACCAGAAGCTAACTGTTGTACATTTAACAGATGCTTCTTAATTGCTGCTAACGCTTTGTTCTGTGCATCAGCCCCCATACCTGTATAGATAGCGTCAATAGTAGACTGTAGCGACATAAATTCAATGTTAGAAATTTGTCCCAAGCCTGTTCCTGATGCTCCTGACTCAGCCGCTAGTCGCTTCATCTCGTTAATCTGGTCAAAACCAAGTCTAGCCCTGATAGACAGAAGTTCTTTGTCTCTGTCGTAAGCTGGAGTTCCGGGGATTAATGAAGTTACGCCACCAATAAAACCCGACTCTGCAAAGGTGGGGTCCATCAACTCATCAACGTCTTGAATAAAGCTAGTAGTCTGTGCAATCAAATTAAGAGACGCTTGTTGGCTTGCATTAGATGTGTCAGTAGGCGGCAAGGTGCTAATCAATGATCCATCATTAGCATCTAGGACAGACACTGAACCGTCTTCACGCTCTACTGTTTTAATACCCTTGCTTGCAGGGGCATCTGCAGGTTTAAACCCACGCTCGTATAACACTTCGCCAGTTCTTTTGTCTACCAGAGCACCGCCGGGAGATACAGAAACAGTTTCAACTCCACCAGAAGTAGCCCTGCTCTTCAAGTACTCCGCAGGATCTAGAGCGCCAAGACCAATAGCCTGTAGTGACGCTGTGTCACCGTCTCTCTGTGCAAGTTGAATAGCCTGTTTAGTAAGCAGGTCTTTTCGTCGTTGTCCAGCAAGAGCCTTTGCTTGGTCTTCCATTTGTTGACCGCTTGCTACCAGAGCTGCTGTTTGCCTCTGTCTTTCTTTTTGCTCTCTTTCTCGACGCCTAGTCAACATACCCCCTAAGCCAGTACCAAGTCCAGTACCAAGATTAGCAATGCCACCACCCATAAGTTGACCAGTAGTTGCTCCTGATTGAGCTAACATTCCGCCTATATTAATAGCCATCTTATTTATCCTTTATTAAGTTTTAACAAACGGGTTTAGCTGTGCAAGGTCAAAATCACTATTAAACAAACCACCTAACAAACCACCTAAGCCAGAGCCAAGACCGCCGTAGATCCCGCCGTACATATTAGCAAGTGCAGCTCTTTGACCAACAGTTCCAGAAATGTTTGCCATCTGAGCTTCCAGAGCAAGTTCGCCAGCCTGCCTACGTGACACATCTGCCAGAGACGCAACGTTAAGTGCAGGTGAGAACGCTGACAGCATAGCTGCTTGTGGTATGTAAGCACCTTGAAGAGCACTCAAGCCCATCTGTTGCTGTCCAGCCTCAAGTGCCTGTTGTTGTGAAAGCAACCCAGCGCCTAAGCCTGTAAACTGTGACCCAAGAGCCGCTTGTTGCTGTTGTTCAGCCAGTGCTTGCTGGATAGCTGCCAGAGATGCTCTGTTCTGAGCTTCTTCTTGTGCCTGTGCTAAAGCAAATTGTTCTGGTGTCCCACCAAACATAGCCGTTTGTACACCGCCTCGGCCTTGAGCAAACAAGCGTTCTTCTAGTGCAAGCCTCTGTCTTTCTTCTTCACCAAGCTGTGTAGCCCTAATACGGTCATACACTTCTTGTTCTCTAGCACCCATAGGCATACCAAGTTGGCCCATGAACTGCCCACCAACGCCCATAGCTTGTTCAGCAGCAGTGCCTAGTTGACCAACACCTGCTGGTGTAGCGCCAAATCTAGACAAAGCCCCAGCCTCAAGAGCGTCTTGTAAAGCCTGCCCAGAGGGGGACAAGTCATATCTTGTCTGTCCTCCTGCGCTAATTGTCCCTGTTGGTCCCGCCACTGTAAACGGCTTAAACGAAATATCAGGAGCCGTAGCTTGTGGAATATCCTCAGTATAAAGCTTTTCAATGTTACTGGGAACAAAGGCTTCTATAATGTCACTTAAAAACCCCATTAGTAAGTACCCCTGTTTTTATCGTAATTAATCATATCGTTTTACCTGCTAAAGCTAATACATTCATTTCCTGCAACGACAAAGAGTACCCGTTAATGTCGGCCTCTAGACCTACGCTGACTACTGTTCCGTAGCCTGTCGTGTTGATTCCTGTCCTACTAATTACTGTACCCTCTTCAGAAAACTCAGCCACGTTGTACTCAGACTGTCCATAGAATCCGGGTATTGAAGCACTTGTCCTAAAGGTTCCAGTGTTTATCAACGCTGAAAAATCATACGACCACTTCAAGTGTATGTCAGAGTTGTTACCACCAATAATAGTAGGTCTAATCTTTTTGAGCATCTTAATCTTCGAGGGATCACCAAACGTCAAGCCGGGGCTGTAGTACCTAAAGCGATACGGACTACCTGCGTCCAAGAAGTTTTCGTAAGTCCCTACACCAGATGTAGTGCCAATGTATATATCTCCGTTCCTGTCCCTAGCAAAACTTTTGAAGTTCACACTAGGCCAGCGTGTTACCCTGTACGCTCCGTTTTCCAACAAGCCCCTAACGTCAAAACAATAGACTAGATTCAAGTCTGGGAAACACAGCAGGTAAAAGTAATTTTCTGGGCTGTACACAGAACTAACAGGGTCAGTCTTAGCCAGCACGTTTGCAATAATCTCTTGCTTAATGTTTCTGCTCAAGTCTGTAATAGGCAGAGACTTTTCTTGTATGGTTCTGCCGAGGCTACGCAAACCTGTCTGAGTTAAAAACAACAGATCAGTACCAATGTTCTGTACACTCTTACGGTCTACACAGCCAACACCCGGAATAGCATCACGTATCTCCATAGATGCAGGGCTTTCTGCGTTGGCGTACACAAGCGTGTTGTTTTCACCAAAGATAATCAACAGTCCGTTGTGTGCTGCAAGAGCTACAACCTTGTCAAACCCGTTAGGCCACGCCTTAGATACATCAATAGAACCACTGGATCCACCAGAAAAGTCGTGACCAATTAACAAGTCAGACCAGTAGACAGTGTTGTCATCACTAGCATTGCCTACGCACCACACTCGTCCGTAAGCTGCAATGGCTTCGTTAGCGTACTGTGCAGAAGTTACAGATGCGCCAGATACACTGGACATCTTAGTTACTGCACCTAAACTGTTGCTGTACACCAGAGGCTCATAACCACGTTGGAAAAAATAAACGTGATCGTTAAAGTTAAATATCTTCCAATCGTTAGCAGTAATCGTGTACGACCCCGGCGTAGCGTCAACCAGAGTAGTTGTGCCTGTCATAATCTTGTTGTTACCAGTACTAAAGATTATCTCGTTGCCTGCACTGTCGTAAAACTCGTGTATATTGTGCAGGTAGTCAGTACCTAAGACAGTCTTGTCTGTGGTAGCAACAGCATTACCCTTGCGTGAAGCCAAACGACCACGCCTGTCAATGATGGCGTTGTCTGCAACTTCAGCAAACGATGCGTCCTGTGCTAACGGGGAATCTTCTGTGTTGATTCCTTTAAACGCAGGAGCAATCAAGTTAATTGTTTGTAGTGGCTGGGCCATACGTACTCCTACGGGGTGTACCAGATGGTTTCGTCAGGGTGCTTCTGTGCATCCATAGCGATGGCATCTGATAAATACTTGTCAGCGATAGCAAAGTACTCAGGGGTAGATGTACCGCCTGTCTCACCTCGCTCACGCGCTAGTAGAGCTACTGCCATGTGAATTACAGGCTGACTAGGAACAGCCAACGTATCTGAGTCACCGGACAGTTCAGTGTTTCTAGTAACAATCTTAGCCTTCAGAGAGTACACACCGTCAGGCTTAGGGTACACATCAATCTGTGAGTCACCGCTTCCGTCAACACCGTTAAACGTGTAGTACTCAGGTGCTCCAGAGGCAGGTGTGTTAATTAGGTACTGCTCGTCAAACCAAGACTGAGGACGGTACTCCATAGTCAAGTTAGACGTGTCGTTAATCAAATGCAGAATCTTACCGTAGTCCTGTGAACCTGTGAGTGAGTACGTGTAGTCATCAGCAGCTGTAGTAATCGTAAGGGTTGACCTAAGTTGAGACCAATCCCAAGCGCTCTGTACAAAGTTCTTTGCGTCGTTAATAAAGTCACCAACCATCCTGCTGTACACATTAGCGTTGACAGTTGTTACTTCGTCCTCTCGCAAACGTCTAAGGACATTGTTTACTAAATCTAAATATGTCATACCATGCCCTCAAACAATCCTTTCATTAAATCATTTTTAGTTTGTTTTGATAAAGACTCAGCTAAATAATTTACAACTGGAAATTCTAATGCAGCAAGAAGTGCTGGGTCGCCCATGCCCGGAAGTCCTATATTTTGAGGCTCAAACATACTACTACCGCCAAAAAGATTTCTTCCACCGCGACTATCATCGCCGCCGCCACCGCTTGCTGTAGTAGGAGGTAATTCTATTTCAGGATCTAGCGTAGTTTCGGGTAAAACAACATTCCCACTTACCGCAGTGTCACCACCGTTAGTACCACCATTAGTACCACCGTTAGTACCATTAAGGTCAGTACTGCTGCTTACTTTAGTGTCACCACCGTTAGTACCACCATTAGTACCACCGTTAGTACCACCATTAGTACCACCGTTAGTACCACCGTTAGTACCACCATTAGTACCACCGTTAGTACCACCGTTAGTACCACCGTTAGTACCACCGTTATTATCCGGTCCTGTAGCGTCTCCAATGCCTGTTAAACCGCTTTCAGGAGAATAATAAAAACCTGCTCCAGTGTCTGCTCCACCATCGACAATAACTTGTCTATTACGGGTATCTTCAACAACACCAGAAGACGTTATTAAAGGAGTTCCCGTATCTATACCTGTGTCAGAAGTTATTGTGTTGTCAACAATAATTTGTCTATTGCGATCACCTCCTACAAAACCATCAGTTGCGGTAGTCGTAACGTTTCCGTCGATACTAGTTGTTTTAGTTTTTCCGTCCGCGCTAACTAAAACACCATCAATAACCCCGTTTATAATAGCGTCACTAATTGTTGTGTTTATGCCGGGCAAAACAGTATTGGCTGATACAGTAGTTTCAGCACCAGATAAATTAATTGTGGCTGTACCGCCTTCAGCCCCGGCTGCCGCTGTTGCTGCGTTGCTTTGTTCCCCTGTAATAGTAAGGGCGTCGCCTATAATACCTACTCCACTTGTTGTTGGGTCTGGGTCATTATAAGTACGAAAAGGATTATCCGCGCCAGTAGAATATAGGCCTTCAATACCAGATAAAAGACCTACTATCTCTGAAATTCCTCTAGGATTCTTTGAAAAGTTATACGCTTCGTCTAACGGGCCGTATGAAACCATCCTTTGTATTTGTTCTATTGAAACGCCTGCGTCAAGAAATTCCTCTGGAGTATAGCCGTACGTCTTTTTAAATTGAGAAGCTGCGGCTGCGTCAAGTATATCACTGCCAATACCTGTTATTTGGCTAACACCGGGTATGTTTTCTTTGGCAAAATCAAAAGCGTCTCCAAGAATTGTATTTTGTTGTGTTATAATACTACTAGACCAGCCCGGAACATTACCAGCATAAATATCTGCAGGGCTCAAGCCCATAGACAGTACTTCGGTGTCCGTATATTGATTGCCTTGAGCATCAGTAAATACGGAAATTGCGTCAAATGCTCCTCCTCCTAACAACTTGTTTAGTCCTGTAGTGCTTACAGGATCAATAAAAGGAAGTAAACCGCCCTTGCCTACTAAACCGCCTAAGTCAGATTTACCAACCATAGTTCCTTTTAACGCTTCTGAATATAGTTGCTCTGTAGAAAGAGGGTCTAAGTTTGCTGCTGCTCTCTCCTTTGCGATCCTCTCCATCTCTGACTCAACAGAAAACTGCTCTGTATCAGAAAGCAGATCAGAAGCTGCCTTAATACCAGCACTTGTTAGTCCTCCAATTAAAGCGCTTTCTAAATCAAGTTCTCCTTGAGTAATAGCGTCTTTAATTAACGTATTTACGCCTCCTTGTACAAAACCGCCAACAACGTTTTCTGGAACTATGTTTATGCCTGTGCCTGTTGCCTGACCAAACTTCTCCGCAAGCAACCCGCCGGGGTTTAAACCAGCTGTTACTGCACTGGCTATTGTTGCAGCTGGGTCAACTTTTCCAGTAGTGGCTAACTGGCCTACTGCACTGGACGTTGCTGCTGAACCTGCTGCACCTGCGGCTCCACCTTTTAAAGCTGCACTAACTGCGGGGCCTAGTGTACCCGCTGCGATACCTGTTGCAGCAACCGACAGTATAAGCGAGTTAGCATCAATGCTATCGTCAACTTTTTGAGTTTTAACAAACGATGAACCGTTCCATTCAAACTTGTCTCCGTCTTGGTTGTAGTGTGGACCAGCTTCTCCAGTATATTTTTGATACAAACTGTTTTGTAAGTCTGCTTGCTCGCTGTACCCAATAGCGCCTTGTCTAGCGCCTTCAGCAACAATGTTTTGCTCTAACGCTTTGTCATCCATACCGCCTTCTCGACCAAGCGCTTCAACATCAACCAGTGCTTTACCTGTGTCCCACCAATCTGGTTTTAACTGACCAGAATCAATTAAATCCTGTCGTTCATTCATGTACGAAAGGTAGTTATCAAACGTACCAAAAACTTCTCTAAGTTGTCCGTTATCTTTTGCGTTAAACTGGTCTCTTAATCCATCTTCGGTCAGCTGTGTAGAAAAATTGCCCCAAAACAAAGTACTGGCGTTGCCTGTTTCTCTTTGATTAGTGTAATCATAAACTCGTTCGCCAGTTTCGGCAGCTGCCTGAATAGTAAAACCTCTTTCATCGCTTACAGCCGCAACATCAGGCGCACCTATGTCATCTGTAGTATCGTCAGCTACAGTATCAGTTAATATGTCTGTTTCGTCTAACTGTTGCTGAACAACTCGACGTTGTGCTTCAGGCGAAATAGAAATGTTGTACTCAACATCTTTTAAACTAGCGCCGTTTTTTATGCTTTGCACCCAGTAATCTAGCCCTGCTTGTTCTGCATCACGGCCTAAGTACTGCTGGTATAGATCGTTTATTTCACCTTGCAGTGAAAACCCTCGACGAGTTTCGCTCATTGCTTTCGCCCCTTTAATGCCAGCAGCTTGTCAGCACCACGAATACCAAAGGATGCAGACACAGCCATAAACAGCAGGTACTGATACCAATCAGGCAGCCTGTTAAGCTCTTCAAAGGCAAGACCAATGCGGTCTAGTATTTCCACATCGTTCATCCCAATGCCCCACACAACGGCAACCACAGGCGCTGACAGCAACAATGTAAACCATTCGTCTTTCCACGAAGTAGCACTGGCAGTTGCCATGAGCTGTTCCCAAGACGCTGTGTTCTTGATAACTTCCAGCTTGGCGTGATGCACTGCATTCTTTTCTTCAGCCCTGTTCTTGAGAACTTGACCCAGAAGATTAGTGATTGGTGATAGTAGAGCTTGCCACATAGGTTATCGCACCATGTAAACAACAAGGGATGCACACGCACTTACAGCAACCCAGAAGAATCGCTCTGCGTTTTTAACGGAACTTGAGTTAGTTAACACAGCCCCCTCTAGCTCCCGTATGTCATCCTCCTGATCGTCTAGTCTTTTCTCGTGTCT